TTCTGTAGAGCCAACTAAAAAAGCTAAATCACGAGATGAACTACTGGCATTTGATACCCTAGAGTAAATTCTATTTGCGTCAGAACTAGGAATAAATAAAAGTGCGCCTGAAGGGCTTGTTGAATTTTCTACAGTATACTGACCAATAATATGAAGATTACGATTAGGCGAATCAGTTCCAATTCCAATTTTTCCAGTTCCATCTATTGTAAAAGGTGCATAACTAAAAGTGGCATCATAAATTTGGAATTTAGAAGTACCTGATGCTATACCTATATTATATTGTCGTTGGCCTGATTCCCAAAAACGTAATCTGCCATCATTGATTTGTAACTTTTCACTTGGCGAACTGGTGCCGATTCCAACATTTCCTGATGAGTTAATGGTAAGCCTAGAACTACCACCTGTAGAAAATTCTAATTGATTGGCAGTATCACTAAACATACCTGTATCAGTATCGTTAGCAAATGAGAATGATGGGAATGATTCAAGATATGAACCTGCTCTAATTTGCCCACTAGCTTTTATTTTTCCTGATACTTCTAACTTTTCACTTGGATTTGTTAGCCCGATTCCTAAAGACTCAGCACTAGCATCCCAAAATAAAGCTTGAGTTGTACCTGTATCGTCATAAAAGGAGATGTCTCCGTTGTTGGCAAGTTGCATACGTTTTGTGTTAGCACCACCTGTGGCTTGTGTATAAAACAACATATCAGCAGCATCGTTAGCTGAAGCTCTGTTAGAACGAATCATGCCAACACTATCGCCATTATTGTTAAATATAATGCTACCTACTCCGCCATTACTTGTTTTATTTCCGTCAAGAACAAGGTCAACACCTGTGTCTGATGCAGAAGTTGCTACAGTCAAACCATCAGCAGTTACTGTTCCTGTTACGTCTACACCTGTTGAGGTTGTGGCTAGTTTGGCACTATTGTTGTGATATAAAGTTACTGCACCATTCTCAGTAGCAACAACCATGTTCTCACCTGAAGTGCTTTGTAGAGATACAAAGTTACCACCTATAAGACGTAATCCACCTGTTCCTGTATCTTCTACACGACTGTTATTACCATCATGGTAAATCTGTAAATCATTAGAAGCACCAAACTGAGCTTTTGCATTATCTACAAAATTAAGACTATCTGTACTAGCATCCCATTTTAGGTTTTGTGATGTGCCTGTGTCATCGTAGAAAGAAACGTCTCCGTTAGATGCTATTCTTAATCTTTTAGCGGTGTCGGTTACAAAATCTATTTCACCACCCCAAGAAGAGTTTCTTCCTGAATCAATAGTCATTGTTCCTGTACTTGCTTGATGCGTTATTTTACCGTCTACTGTACCGCCAGTAGTGAACTGCAAAGTTGCAAGATTAGCTGCGGTTGTGCTGCTAATTTCTAAAACAGGTGTAGCAGCACCAACAGTCACACCATCAGCAACAACTGTTCCTGTTACGTCTAAATTACCACCTGAAAATACATTACCACCATAAGGCAAAAGACGAAGTTCGTCTGTTGTGGTATTGGTCATTCTTATAAATTCTGTGTTATGTACCCAAACTCTAAGTCTTTCATCTTGGTCTTCAGTAATGTAAGTTAAACCATCTGTATCAAAAGCAACTTTATTGCCTGTAGGGATTGTTATATTTCCTGTTACATTTAAAGGGTGTGAAAAGTTAAAGCTATCGTTAGCTGTGTTCCAAGTTAAGGTAGCATCTTGGGTAGCACTTACAGCATCTTGAATGGTAATACCTGCACCATTAGCTGAAGCAGACGAATCGCCTGTTGAATAGTTAAGGGTAATGTTTTTATCTTTTACGTTTAGATCATTTGTATTTACAGTTGTTGTAGTGCCTTGAACTGTTAGATCCCCAGTAACAACCAGGTTAGCCATTTGTGAATTACCAGTAGAGGTAATTGCACCAGAGCTGATAGTGCCTGCTGCAGTATAATCGCCATCTAAATCAAAAGTATGTTTTGCGGTTTGTCCGTTATTCTCAAAAGTTAAAGTGTTTGGTGTGGTTCTATAATAAACTCTAAAGTTTGGATTAGATTCTGTGTCTCCAAATTCAAAACCAAAAGGGCCAGAAGAGCCTGTAAATTTAACTTGTGTACCACCTGATGAAAGTGTGATGTTGCCTGTTGTAGTGATAGCGCCAGAGCTGATAGTTCCTAAAGTGACATCATCACTGTTTTCTATTTTTGTGCCTAGTTGTGTTTGTATGCTACCTGTTACACCGTCTACATAATTTAATTCAGTAGCAGTTGCGGTAACTGCTGTACCGCCTATAGAAAATGTACCAGTAACATTTAGCGTTCCACCGACTGCTAAAGTTTTTCCTGATCCAACATTAAGGCCAATGCTACTACCAGTACCATCTGATTTAAAAATTGCATCAAGAGAGTCTAAGTCAGCGTTAAGCGAAATACCCCAGGTATCTTCTGCTGCACCTGGTTCTGGTTTTGTTAAGTTTAGATTGGTTGTATATGTATCTGCCATTTAAGCTGCCTCTTGTTTGTCAAGTGTTTCCCAGTTCGTAGATGGATTGGTTGCGTCTGTCCAAGTATTGCTAGGAGCTGTATTTTCTGTCCATGTTGCTGATGATACAACTATCTCTTGCCAATTCTCACTACCAACAACTTGGTCTGTCCAGTCTTCGCCTGGAACTATTATGTCTTCCCATTTTAAACCACCGACTGCATTAAAGCCACTTGTTTGGTTGATGGTAGCTTCCATCTTCTTAAATACTTCAGACTGTGCAGATACGTTAGATACTGCTGCGATAGTAACTTTACCTAGGTCTGTGTCTTTTGCTATCGCTATAACATTAGATGTTGCAGCTATAGTTGCACTTCCTAGTTCGGTATCTCTGCCTACCGCATCAAAGTCTGATACAGCTTGGATGGTTGCTTGTAACTGTTCAGCGTCTTTACCAATAGCTGTAACATTTGATATTGCTGATATGGTTGCTTTTAGTTCTTCAGCATCTCTGGCAATTGCAGTAACGCTTGATACTGCTGATATGGTTGCAATAGCACCACGCTTTCTACTACCAATACTTGTAAAGTTAGTAACTGATTGTATGGTTGCAGTCGCTATCTCTGAGTCAACACCAACAGCTAAGAAGTTTGTGGTTGCCTGTATGGTTGCAGACTCTTGGAATAGTATTCTAGCAAATCCTGTTAAGTTAGAATTTGCCTGTATGGTTGCTACACCTGATACAGTATTTCTAGCAGTTGCGCCAGATGTTGCGGATACGGTTGCTTCAGCTTGAAAAGCTAAATCGTTAAATTTTGACCTGGAATAATAGCCTTTGTTATAGCCTATACTGGCCATGACGTTAAGCTAATGTTACGTCTAAATCACCAGCGTTAAATCTAAATACATCTCCTGTGCTTACAGTCTTGGAAGCGTCTAGGTTAGCGTATGCTAATAAGTTTCCAGATGATGATGCGTCTAAAATACCAACTGCTACGATAGTTCCTAAGTTTGCAGTTGCAGTAGGATACTCAATCGCTGATGGGTTGGTTGCGGTAGTTGGGTTAGTACCAGATACATTGAATGTACTTGATCGTCTTACATAGCCTCCACCTGTTGCTTCAGTTCCACCACCTGTATCAGTTGGTGCTACTGTATATAAAGCAACATACAATGTTGTTGGTGCTGTGTAAGCATTGCCACCGAAGACATGTTCTAAAACTTTGTCTTCTAAATAATCACTAAATCCTGCCATCGTATTCTCCTTTAATTACCGTAGTAGTAATTTCTTTTTTGTTTTGTTCCGTAAGTCTTTCTTCTCATTATTAGAGAACCTTTACCAAATGCAGCTTTCTCTTGAGCAAGTCTCATTTCTTCTAATGCTTTCTCAAACTGTTGTGTAAACATTGCTATTCTGTCGTCTTCCATCAAGTAGATAGAAGCGTGTTTCAATGCACCATACAAGTAAACATCTGGGTTTGATACTGATACAAAGTTAGTTGTATTGGTATCACTCAGTGCATTTATTTTACCATAATAAGTTAGCTGTAGGGTGTAAGGAACGTCAGGAGTTGGTGCTAATTCCATAGTACCATCAACCATTGCATAATATACTGGTTGACCTGTTGAGTTGTTATTTGCTTTTCTATAAACATCTAAAGATTCTATAGATTGTTGAAATAACGGACTAAAATCATTTGATGTTATTTCTACATTGATGGCTTCTAACCAATCATCTGGTACTGATAAGTATTGAGCATCTGCTACTGCGGTAGCTCTTACAATCATGTCTTTTGTTCTTAACTTTCTGTTAAGTTCAGCCTCTACATTATCAATAAATGTATCTATGGTAGATGTTAAATCTGATCTGTTGAGATAACCAGCTATGGCTGTTTTTAATTCTGCATATGTCATACTTTACCTTGCCAAGTTCTAAAGACGTTATTGTCTGGATTGTTTAGCCATTGTTTCCACTTTGCGGAATCTTTTGACCAACCTTCTCGTAATGCTTTTTGCCAAATTACCATGGGTACTTCAGCTATGTGTCGCATATCTTTTCCAGGCTTAGGTGTATTGTCTCTTAGTTTCTTAACGTGGTCAATGACAGGAGCAACATCTTGAGTTGTATGATAAACAACTTTGTCGTCTTCGGTTATGAACTCTGATTTGTAACCAGTTTTGTGGTCGGTGATTGTACGTTTTGTTGCCATGTTTAATAAAGGGTGGGAAGGCCGAAGCCTTCCCTAAGTTTAACTAACTTATGAAGTTGTTAAGTCTGCGACTATACCGTGAGCAGCTTCGTTGCTCATTTCTAATCCATACTCAGTTACAATCATCTTAGTTTGTGCATCACCTACAGTAGCGATATCAACTGTTTTAAAGTCTCTTAAGAAAGAAACTTTAGCATAGTCTGGATCAACCAATAATAGTGATCTTTCTCTACTGAAGTTAGATGGAATGATTTTCAACTCACCAAAGTCTGAAGCATAAATAGAAACAGAAGCCTCTACTGTGTTTGCATCAACCATTTGTCTTGCTGAAGTTCTACCTGTGAAGCCAGATATTTTTTGCTTATTAACTGGGCCACAGATTGCTAATGAAGGCTCGCCACCATTAGAGAAGCAAGACTGTAATACTGCTTTAAGTAAAGGTTCAGTTAAAGCTCTTTGAGTTCCGTCTGTTGGAGCTGTACCACCACCAGTAGGTGCGCCTGATGCTGCTTTACTATAATTGGATTTTATCCAAGATTCAAAGCCACCAGTTTTTCTAGCTGTTGTTGCGTTACCAGTTGTTTTACCGCCATTTTGACAGAGAGCTGTTTCCATGTCTCTTTTCAATGCTTTAGCCATAATAGCTAATTGATGAGCCATTTCTGACTTCTTACCAGCTGGATCAGATGCTTGTTGAGAACCAGATACAGTTGCATCTCTTGAAGAGATCATTGCAACATTACTAACTCTAGTTGTAGCAGTAGAAGCTGAAGTAGCTCCGTCTAATCTAAAGCCTTCTAGTTCACCAGCTGCATCAACAGTTGGTAG